ATTAGTGACACCATCTATACTAGCAGGTGGACTAAATGTGTTAGAACCATTTGAGATTGATTTATTAGTTACAATATATTGTAGTATAACTATGTTGCCATCAGACAATGCTTTACTTACTAAACCATCACCAAAGTAAATTTCAAACAAACCACTATCAGTTTCTTGTAAAAAATAAACATCACTAGTGCTAGCAAGTTGAGTTATGTCTGTTGCTTTAGTGAAAGTTGTTGTAGTTGTATCAGTTGAAGATGTTTGGACTTTAACAGTTAAAGTAGAAGCATCTGCTCTAACATCTTGTAATACAAATCTTTGGTCTACATCACTGTTATCTACAGTGTATCTTTCTGTAATATATGTTCCTTCATATAGTTTAACACTAGGGAATATAATTTCTCCACCAACATTAGAACCACTTATATCTGAGATATTTACATACTGATAAGATGACCCATCTAGACTTGTAGAAAATACTGTTCCTGCAGATAATGTCTTTGTAGTTTCAGGTGTAATTAATTTAACATCAACTGTAGCAACAGGTGCTCTTGCTGAAGTTACTTCGTATCCTAAACTCTTAGCATGAGATACTACACTTGAACGAAGTGATGCACTATCTAAGTACATTTCATTTGCTAACATATTAGCATTCATTGCAAGATAGTGAGTATTGTATGCGAGAGTATCTAACAGGATATTCATACCTGCTCCCTCAAAGTCATAGTCTTTAAATTGTTGTTGTGACTTTAAGAATGTTTTTAAATTAGTCTTTACATTATCAAAGTCTAATTCTGTTACTCTTAATCTCTTATCGTTTACTGTTGCCATTATCGTAATCTCTCTAATATGACATCTAGTTCTACTAATTCTGTTGGAGCATTTACCACATAGAATTCAATAGTAACATCATATTCATTTCTGTCTAGGTTTGGGTTAGCACGAACACCAACAAGTCTTGCTCTTGGTTCGTAGTTCTCTATAACATCTTGTATTTTTCTTGCTAGTATTTGTGCTGTAACAGGTGTCATTAATTCAAATAACATGTCACGCACACCAGAACCAATCTCTGGATGAAAAGGTTTCTCATAGTGGTTAAGTAAAACTAAATTTCTAATAGATCTCTTAACTGCTTGAACATCAGTAATTATATTGATGTCAGTATTGCCACCATTTTTACGAAAGAATAAATCTAAGTCACTATATTTTTGTGAGTTTCTTTCACTGTCATTTACAGTTTGTGCATCGTAATATGATTTTGATGTGTTCGCCATTAGCAAGTCCTTTGTAATATAACATATTTATAACGAATCTAGTAATAGTTAGATAACTTTTAAGTAGGAACTGCTCTTCCAAGTTCTGCATACCAATCATTTAATTCAAATGGTTCGATGTTTGGATTACTTTCAGTATAATCATAATCACTATCATAACCTGTAACTTCTTTTAAATATTTGTCATATAAAGTTTTATCAGCAAGTGGATTCTTTTCAAACTCTTCTAGTTTAGGAAACTTTGACGCATCTAGTTTTATAAAGTTAGTTATCTGATCTTCTGTATAATCTACAACTACTTCTTTAACATAATCAAACCTGCCATTATTTCTCATTCGTTGTCTATCTCTTGCCCTTTTTTGTTCATCTGTTGTTCCACCAGCATCCTTGACTATAAGTGCTGCTGTCATTGCCTTTGCTTTTTTTAGTGCCCCATTGTGCCCATAGGATGCTATTTTTAAAGTAGGTATACGATAATCTTCTTCGGTGTCTACTTCTTTATCAGCAAGAGTAACATTTTCTGCGAATGAAGTTTGAACTTTTGGTTGTTCTACACCATCTATTACAGTGGATACACTTGGTACAGTTACATTAGGTGCTGAACAAGCATCTCCTTTTAATAGTGTGTCTACATCAAAGTCTGGAAAATTCTTTTTAAGTCCTGCTACTTTTAATAATGACTCTGGATTAGCAGCACCTAAACTAGTTCTTAAATTTTGAATTGATTTTAATTGATTTTGTAAATCTAAATCTGGAACTAATTCTGCCAATCTAGAAGGATCTAGATTTAATAATGTGTCTACATCTATACCTGGAAACTTGCCTTTAAGTGATGAAACTGCTAACAATGACTGTTGACTAGCAGCACCTAAATTAGATTGTAAATCTTTAATTGATTTTAATTGGTCTTGTAAACCTAAGTCTTGTATACTAGGTAGTTCTGGTACTAAACCTTTTGCCTTATTTTTTAAAGAATCTATGTTACCTTGTACAGAAGATAACATCCCTGTTGGGTCTGCTTCTTCTTGTATCTTTGATAACAAAGTATCTTGAAAAGAATCTACCTCTGTTAATAGACTATTAAGTTTCTCATTAGATCCGCATGCTTTTGCTGTTAAATCTTTAAAGTTTGCCATTGTTCTTTCCTATGCTACTGGTGCCAGTGTGTTACCTTGTACAGTTGCATCTACACCAGTGTCTGGTTGTCCATGTACATGACCTGTAAGTTCTATCGCAGTACCACCACCATTCTTCGCAGTAACTGTGCTTGAGTTACCACTAAACAATAATGTACCAACTGCTTCTGATTTAATATTCATATTTGTTCCTGCTTTTAAATTAGTTACAGTTCCAGATATAAGATCTATATTGGCAGCACTAAATGCAGTCAATCTTTTGTCACTAACTAATGACGATTCTTCAACAGATTTAATTAATGATTGACCTGTAACACTTAAAGTAAACGAAGCACCAACTTGTCTAACATCATTACCAGCAACTGTTACAATAGAATCTTTATTCGGCGAATCTTCGCGTGTTCCTATTGCTCCTGAAATACCACCCTCAATACTAAATGTATGATTACCTCTAATCACTTCTTCTAAGTTACCACCACCTTTTTTTGTTTCCCCATCATCGACTTGCTTTGCACCAATTTTTACTTTTTCATTACCATCAATTTTCCTTGTAAAATCTCCACCAACTTCTAAAACATAATCTCCTTTAACTCTATGTCTTAGAGTTCCGTCAGTTACTACATTAGCATTACCCATAATATAAACATTAGAATCACCAGTAACAATAAGATAATCGTCTGCTCTTTGGTCTTCAATATCACCACCAACTCTTACAGTTCTAGTAGTGTTTGTTATTTCTTCGTAAGTACCATTCTTGTGTTGTCTTAATAATCTTTCACCATTAGGTGTATCATCTATTTCTAGTATGTGCCCAGACTCAGATTCGTGTACATGATTAAAAGGATAGACACCTGTGTTTGTTTCATCTGTAGTTTCTACACCTCTAGGATGCGGTTCACTAAAGGAAGATGCTGTTTCTGTTTTACTTTTATCATTTACAACTTTTAAGTCTGGTTTGATTGCAGTTTGAATAGTAGGTGTTTCTGATCTATTACCTCTCCTTTCAATTAATGCCCTATGACCTTCAGCATCAACTCCTCTAGCAAGTTTTGATACATCCGATTCATCTAAACTATGAAATGAATGTTCTACACTATCAGTAGGATACTTTCCTGTTGGATCGTTAAAACCTTTTGTTGTGTCTGGAGTAGCAGATGGATATCCTGGAAGTGTACCCATGATAATTGGTTGTTGTTTTTCTACTGCGTCACGAAAGAATCCAATAACCCATGTGCCTTCTACTAGAAAACTCGGAGTGTTTCCTAAACCTTGCATTGCTGGATCGGTAACAGGGTGCATGACATGTGCCCAAGGAAGATCTTCCGTAGGAATGTCTGTTAGTTTTTCTGAATGGAAACCCAAACAACGAACTTGTACTCTACCAAGTTTTGCTGGGTCTTGTCTATTCTCAACAACTCCAGTGAACCAGACAAAACCATCTAGTCCCATAAAGTAAGATTCGCTCATTAAAAAATACTCCAATGTTTCAGAGTATTTATATAAGTTTAATAAACGATTTTAGTGATTAGTTCTTCACGCATTAAAGTTATACCCATCTCAAACATCTCTATCATAAAACTCAACATCTTTTGTTTCATAACTTCATCAGTTATCAATGGCATACAACTATATCCTGTATCAATATAATCCATAGTTACTCCTTAAAAATCTATACATCTGCCTTTCATTTCCCAGTCATCATATCTAGTAGGTTCTAATCCTTCTGTCCTACCACCTATCTCTTTCATCTTTTCTTCATAATAAATATTTCCAGCATAACAAACTCTTTCACCATCAGTTTCATTTTTAGGAACTTCATGTTTTATCCAAGATGGAAAAAATATTAACTCTCCTTCTTTTGGTTGTATCTCTAAATTGCTATCAGTAAATACTAGAGGTGGATTATTTTTAGGCAATGACAAATAATAAACAAAAGTAAATAATGCTGGCCAATGATTATGTGGTGTAGCAAGACCATCTGGTTCAGTTACTATACCCCATAACTCACTTACAAAAAAGTTACCATTTAATTCTTTATCAAAATAATTTTTCATATATGATTTAGAAATCTTAGATAATGTTGTAGTCAATTCCTCAAAGTCATCAGCATATTCTTGAAATAAATTCCAAGTGCTCATGTTATAATTTTGAAAACCAAAGTCAGTTCTTTCTTTGGATAAGTTAGATACAATCTCGTTAAGATTGTTACGACAAATACTTTCTAGTCTTTCATCCTTTCCTAAAAAATATTTCTCTATTGTGTACTCATTACTGAGTGTGTGGAATATTGTCTTCATCTTTATGCTGTAGTGGGACTGATAATGAACCATATCTAATGTATTGTTGTTTTGCTGTTGCTTCAACTGAAACATAACTAACAAAAGAAGGATATAAGAAAAGTCCTCTATCTTGGAGAGGAATAACTTTATCCTCTTCAATAGGTGCACCTATACGAACATTAAACGCATGCTCTTCGCAATATATCCAAGATATTAATCCTGGAAGACATCTCGGTAATGCACTCTTATCACCCTCATTTAAATCAAAACCCCACTCGCCTTCTATCTTTGGTTCTGTAACTTCAGTGTAAGATTGTACATATTTATTATGTCCACTATCAAACATCTGTTCAGAAAAACTTTGCCCAACAGATATTAATGTTCTTTCAAAGTTTTCATTTATTCTAGCAACAACTAAAGGGTAAGATTCTGTGACTGTCACAATCTCTTGTTCTTTTTTTAATTCTAAGATTTCAGACATATTGATTTTATTACTCCTATCACTTGTTCATAATTTTGACACCATGCTAATGCGTGTGCATCAATCTCTTTTAGAGGATGTAGTATAGAATCTGGATGTACCATAATAAATGGTTTACCATTTGCATATAAACACCCTGCCTCAAAGGCAACATTCCATTGACGATAAAAATCTAAATGACCACCCTGACCAAAAGTAACAATACCAATATCGCATTCTTTAATCAGTGTTTGGATTCTTGCTTGATTTATTTTGGCAGATTTATTATCTCTCCAAAAATAATCTTTAGAATTTT